TGGTAGAGAAAAACATTTTGTTGATGATTATGAACCACCACTAACAAGTTTTTTAGATATGAATACAGATAAACCAATAGAGGAATGTTTAGATGAAATACTCTCTGTTTATAGGCAAGTGGCAACCATTTCATAAAGGACATAAGTGGCTAATCGAGGAACGATTAAAGTTAGGAAAAAATATCTTGATAGGCATAAGAGAGATAGAAAACCCACTATACTCCTCAAGCGAAATAAAGATGCAAGTATTCGAATTGTTCCCAGACGAAGTAAACGTTGGAACGATTGATTTTGTTGATATGCCAGATATTGAATCTATAAATTATGGAAGAGATGTAGGTTATGATATTATTGAACATGTACCCCCTCAAGAAATAGGTGAAATATCAGCTACAAAAATAAGAGAAAAAATGGGGTATGGCATTAGTAAGTAAAAAAAGACATATATTAAAAACTATTACTTGGAGAATAATAGCATCAACAGATACTTTATTAATTGGTTGGCTACTAACAGGTTCTTGGAAAATAGGTACAGGAATAGCTTCAATTGAAGTTTTAACAAAAATTATATTATATTACATACATGAAAGAATTTGGTATAAAACTAAATTTGGATTAATTAAAGAAAATTCGTATATTAAAATAAAAAGAAATGGCAAAAGAAAAAGTTAATTTTAAAGAAAATGAAGATAATTTAGAAATTATTGAGATTAAACAAAATAATCCTCTAGGACCTAAATATTGGACAGTACCTTTTGTAAACGAAGTAGAAGAATTCAATGCAACAATGGGTAAACCTAATAATTATAAACCTACAATTCCTTCTAAAAAAGAATGGATGTTTGTTTATGATTTTATTATGGAAGAATTACAAGAATATAAAGAAGCTTGTGAAAAAGGTGATATTGTAGAGATATTAGATGCATTATGTGATATTACTTATGTTTCTTTAGGAAATGGAACTATGCTTCATGGTTTAAAAGGTCATATTTGGAATGCTTATCAAGAAGTTCAAGCATCAAATATGTCTAAATCTTGTTCTACTATTGAAGAAGCAACAGATACAATAAATGTTCGTTCTAAAGAACAAGGTGAAGATTGTCATTATGAACAAATTGGAGATAGATATGTTGTTTATAGAACACGTGATAGAAAAGTAATGAAGTCAATTAATTATTTTAGACCTAATCTAAAACAATTTTTTGAAGATAATGAACCTACAACCCAAGAAGATTTTGATAACGCACCTTTTGGTGATTAAAAAAAATAGATGTATAAAAAATGTTTTGCAAGACGTCTTAAAGGTAATAATTTTTTAATTCATCTTTGGACAGATAATGGTTATGAAAAATTAGAGTGGGAAAATAAAGCATATGTAGAATGCTCTGATGAAGAAGCAACCCACACAGGTCTAAATGGTGAAGCATTAAAGAAAACATCATATTGGAAACCTGATGATATTAAAATTCATTTTGGAGATATGACTCCATATCAAAAGTTTCTTGTTGAAAAATATGGAACCAACGATACACCTTCAGTTACCCATAGAGAAATATTTTTCGATATTGAGACAGAAATGGGGGATGCTTTAACAGAAGAATATATAAAATCAGCTCCTAAAAAAGTTACTTCAATTGCTTGGTATGACAAACAAGTAGATTTATGGGGAATTTTAATTTTAGATGAAAAAAGAGAATTAAAACATCAAAAATTTAAAACTAAAGAAATCATACCTTGTGTTACAGAATCAGAACTTTTAAGTAAATGGCTTGAAAAAATGAGAGAAATTGATCCTGATATTTTAGTAGGATGGAATAGTGATTATTTTGATATACCTTATTTATATTACAGAATTTGTAATGTTTTAGGAGAAGATTTAGCTAGATTTTTATCTCCTATAGGTTATGTTAGAGAAACCCCTTGGTTTAAGGATCAGTATGTACAAATTTGTGGGGTTGAATCTTTAGATTATATGCGTTTACATAAAAAATATAGTTGGGCAGATGAACCATCAATGAGATTAGATGCAATTGGAGAAAAATATGCAGGCATAAATAAAATTGAATATGAAGGTAATTTAGATGATTTATATAAAACTGATATTCATAAATTTATAAAATATAATTTTCGTGATGTTGAAATATTAAAAGTATTAGATGAAAAATTAGATTATTTAGCATTAACTAAAAATTTATCACATAAAGGTAAACACAATTATAGTGAAGTTTATGCTAATACAAAAACCCAAGATGGAGCCATTTCAGCTTATTTATTAAATCAAGATATTATACCACCAGCTAAAGATAAAAATCCTGTACATAAAAAAGGATATGCAGGAGGTTATTTATTTTGTCCTAAAGCAGGATTATACAATTATATGTTTGATGAAGATTTAACATCATTATATCCTTCAATTATTATGACTGTTAATATAGGAAAAGAAACATTAGTTGCTAGAATTATAGATGCAGATGATAGAAATAATAGATTAGGATTAAATGATTTAAAATTAAAAGATCCATCTGAAGAATTATTAATAGAAAATTCTAAACGTAAACGTACTAAAGTTAAAGTTAAAGATTTAATAGGATTTATAGAAAACAATAATTGGGCTATATCCGCAAATGGTGTTATGTTTAATACAAATCGTCGTTCTGTATTAGCAACTATTTTAGATAAATGGTTTGATGAAAGAGTTGAATATAAAAATAAAATGAAAGAAGCATACAAATCAGGTAATGAAGAATTAGGTGCGGCTTTTCATATGAAACAATATACAATGAAAATTTTATTAAATTCATTATATGGTGCTACAGCATTAGGATCATTTAGATATGGTAATGTAATTTTATCTGAAGCGATTACTTTAAGTGGTCAACGAATTATACAAGAAAGTGCTTTATGTGCTAATAGACATATGAATAAAGTTATAAGAAATGAAATTAAGTAGTTATGTAGGAAATACACCTTTAATTCCAATTAAATTTGGGGGTTATACTGTATGGGGTAAAGCTGAATTTATGAATCCTGGGGGATCAGTTAAAGATAGAATGGCAACTTATGTACTAGATGATGCAGAATATAGAGGATTAATAAAAAAAGGAGACACATTATGTGAAGCAACATCAGGTAACACAGGAATAGCTTTTGCTATGCTAGCAGCAGAAAGAGGTTATAAAATGAAAATTATTATGCCCTCTAATATGTCTGAAGAACGTAAAACAATGATGAAACTTTATGGTGCTGAATTAATTCAAGTAGAAGAAGGTGATTTTGATGGAGCTATAGAAATGAGGGATGATTTATGTTTAGCAAAAGGATGGTATAATTGTAATCAATTTCATCACCCTTTAAATATTGAAGCACATTATACAAATACTGGACCGGAAATTTATCAACAATGGGTATTACCTAATATTAGAGGAGCATATAAAAGAACAGATGAACCTGCAACTTTTATATTAGGAACAGGAACAGGAGGGACTTTAATGGGAGCAGGAAGATATTTAAAAGAAAAATTTCAAGATATAAAAATAGTAGCAATTGAACCAGCTGAAAGTGCTGTTATGAGTGGGGGTGAAGTAGGTTTACATGGAATTCAAGGTATAGGAGATGGTAGTAAATTTTTAGTAGATTTAGATTTTGTAGATGAAATCAAAATAGTAAAAACTGAATGTGCAAAAGCAGTTGCAAAATATTTAACTTTAAGATATGGGTTATTTGTAGGAATAAGTGCGGGAGCTAATGTATTTGCAGCATTCCAGTGGTTAAGAGATAATAATAAAAAAGAAGCAATAACCATCCTTTGTGATAGAGGAGAAAGATATTTTAGTTGCTTATGAAACATTTAGAAGATACACCTTGGTGGATATGTGATCCTGATGATACAAATTACTGTGCTTATGTAGATACAGACTCTAATTATTTTAATGCAGAGCCTTTATTAAGACATTTATACCCTAATTTTGACGAAATGTCAGAAGAAAAAAAAGATGAAGTATTAGAAAAAGAAGCACTTAAATACCAAGACATTATAACAGAAGATTATGATAGATTAGCTAAAGAATGTTTTAATGTTGGTTCACATAGATTAGAAATGAAAACCGAATGTGTAATAAGATCAGCTTATTTTAGAGCTACTAGAAGATATGCCCAATGGATTACTAAACAAGAAGGTATTAAAAAAGAAACACTTGATATTAAAGGTTTAGAATTTAAAAAAGCAAACTTCCCCCCACTATTTGGTAAGTTTTTTAAACATTGTTTAGAACAAGTTTTGAAAGGAACTGATAAAACAATAATTGATAAACAGTTATTAGAATTTAAAAGAAAAATTTTAAATAAAGAAATACCTTTAGAAGAAATAGGTAATCCTCAAGCTGTAAAAAAATTAAATAAATACACAGAACGTAAAGCTCATGGAGGTGAAATATTTTCTACTATTGGTAAAGGAGCACCCGCAGCTGTTAAAGCATCTATAGTTTATAATGATTTACTTAGATTTTGGAAATTAAATGATAAACATAATTATATTACTCAAGGTAGTAAAATTAAATGGATTTATTTAAAAGATAATCCTTATAAAATTGAATCTATTGCCTTTCTAAGTTGGGATATTCCCGAAAAAATTCGTATATTCATGGATGAATATGCTGATAGAGAAAAAGCATTTGAAAGTATATTATTAAATAAATTAGAAGGATTTTATAATGATTTAGAATGGCAATTAAATTTAAATCCTTACAAACAAAAGTTTTTTAATTTTTAAAGAATGATAAATAAACAAAGATTACAATCAATAATAACAAAATACCATTTAAATGGTTTAACCCAATCAGCAAAGTGGGTTACAGAAAATGGAAAATTAAGTATATGTTTTGTTTCTGATAATAAAGATTTAGCAGGTGATGTAGAAGTAAATTCTTCACCAGTCGAAGATAGTGAATTATCTATTTTTGACACAGCTCAACTTAATAAATTAATATCAGTTACAAATGGAGATTTACTTTTAACATTAGAAAAAAATCATAAAGTATATTCTAAATTATATATTGAAGATTCTTCATTTAATGTAGCTTATAATTTAGCAGATTCATTATTAATACCAAAAAGAGGAACAATCAATTTTCCTGAAGTTTATGATGTTATAATTGATTTAAATTCTGAAATTGTAGATAATTTAATTAAAGCTAAAAATGCATTATCTGGGATAAGTGATATGATGATTACTACTATTGAAGATGAAGATAGAGGTAAAGTGGTTGAATATTCATTTGGAGATGTAAGTAACTATTCAAATAAAATTAGATATACTATTGATGAAGGAATAGAAATTAAACAAGATATTAAATTACCATTTAACTCAGATTTATTTAAAGATATATTAAATTCAAATAAAGATTTAGAATCAGGTAAAATTTCAATATCTGAAGAAGGATTTATGAAATTAGAATTTACAACAGAAGATATAAATTCTGTTTATTATATGGTAAGAAAAGAAGATTCCACATATGTATAATAAATTGACCTCAGGGCGTAAGTTTTTTTATATTATTAACCAGCTGATCTTAATGACAGCACAAATTTAAAGTGATATGAGTACACAATTTTTAGAAAGATCAATGCATCCATTCGATCTATTATTTCGAAATTTTTTCGATACAAACACACAATTCGTTCCGGCTATAGAAGCCAAACAACAATTCCCAATAGACATTTATGAAGACGATTTAGGTTTAACTTTTGAGTTAGCTTGTACTGGCATTGCCAAAGACGCTATTGAAATTAAACTTGAAGGCGATATGATTGTCTTTAATTATGATAAGGAGAAATCTCCTGAACCCCAATCCCGAAAATATGTTCATAAAGGGATTGCAAAACGTTCCTTCCATTTAGGATATAAAGTAGGAACTAAGTTTACCTTAAGTAAGGCAAAAGCTAATTTTTATGATGGTCTGTTAGTAGTCACAGTTCCATTTGCTAAAGAAGCCCAACCTAAAGTTTTAAAAATTAATTAACCTAAGTTCGCCCTGAGGTTGGTTTTAATATTAATTTTTCGTATATTATTACGAATAAAAAAAAAGTTATATGACAACAATAAAAGATCCACTATTAGAGCCTTTTTATATAGGCAAAGATTCTCATTGCTACACAGCTTATGAAGAAATAACTCCAGATCCAAAATATACAGATAATGGAAAAGCAGGAGAAAAATATACTAAACCATTAGGACATTATTCAGATTTTGGTTCTGCTCTCAGATCTATTATGAAAGCTAAACTAAATACAGGAGAAAAAGAATATAATTCTATTAAAGAATATATTACAGAATGGAATAACATACAAAAAGAAATTAAAAATTTAACAGAATTTAATCAACTATGAAATTAGAAGCATTATTTAACGCAGTTATTGTAAAACCTATTGAAGTAGAAGAAGAAACTTATGGCTCAATAGTAGTTCCTGATATGGGAAAAGAAAAAAATGAAAGAGGAGAAGTTGTATCAGTAGGACCAGGTCAGTTTACTATTTCTGGAACTTTTGTAGAAACACAAACGAAAGTAGGAGATATTGTAGTACTGCCCACCCAAGGATTTACAAGATTAGAACATGATGGTGAGGAATACTATGTAGGTCCAGAAAATCAAATATTAGCAAAAATTAAATCAGAATAAAATGAGTAAAATTATCGAATTTGGTTCTCAAGGAAGAGAACAACTAGTAAATGGTATCAACTTATTAGCAGATGCTGTTGTTTCAACATTAGGTCCTAATGGAAGAAATGTTGTAATTGAAAAAGATGGGGAAGTACCTCAATCTACTAAAGATGGTGTAACAGTTGCAAAACATATTAAATCATCAGATCCAGTTGAAAATATAGGAATTGATTTAGTTAGAGAAGCATCCATTAAAACAGCTGATAAAGCTGGGGATGGTACAACTACTTCAACTTTACTAGCAAGAGAAATGATTAAAAATGGTTTATCACATTTAGAAGCAGGTGAAAATGCTGTTTTAATAAAAAGAGGTATAGATTTATCTGTTAAAAAAATCTGTGATAATTTGAAAGATAAAATAGCAGAAGATATTTCTAATGAAGATCAACTTAAACAAATAGCAACTATATCAGCTAATAATGATCCAGAAGTTGGTAATTTAATTGCTACTGCTATGGATAAAGTAGGTCATGATGGGGTAGTTCATATTGAAGAATCTAAAACAGGTGATACTTATTTAGAAACAGTTGAAGGTTTACAATTTGATAGAGGATATAAATCACATTATTTTGTTACTAATAATAATACAATGACTTGTACTTTAGAAGATCCTTATATTTTAATTTTAAACCAAAGACTAACAGCAGTTAAAGAATTATTACCTATTTTAGAATCAGTTTCAAGTACAAATAAATCTTTACTTATTATAGCAGAAGATATAGATCAAGAAGCTTTAGCTACTATGATTGTAAATAAAGCTAGAGGTACAATAAAATGTGCTGCAGTTAAAGCCCCTGATTTTGGTGATAGGAGAAAATTAATTTTAGAAGATATTGCTTGTGTAACAGGAGGTCAAGTTTTTGATAAAGATAAAGGAATGAAACTTGATAAATTTTCATGGGAATGGTTTGGTCAAGCTCGAACTGTAACTATTTCTAAAGAAAAAACAACTATTATTGATGGAAAAGGTAGTGAAGAAGAAGTAGGAAATAGAATGG